TGTTCTCGGTGCTGAGAAGCGCGTTTCGGGTGAGGGCTTTTTGTGGTCGCAGGCGCGGTCGGCGACGGATATTACGACGTTGCGGGCGGCGACTGCCGCTTGGTGGGTTTACGCGAACGGGTTGCAGTCTGACTATGACGTTCTGGACAGTTTCTTTTAGGAGGCGTTATGCGTGACGCGATGACGACTGTGCTTGAGCTGGCCGGTCTTGGTTTGGTTGTTGCTGGTGTTGCTTTCATGTTTTGGCCTGCTGCGTTTGTGGTTGGCGGGGTTGGTCTGATTTTTGTGAGCCGGGGGCTTAGCCGATGAGTGTTTTGTTTCGTAAGTCTGCGGGTGGAGAGTCGCGCTCTGCGGGCGGGTTTACTGACACCTTTGGCGCGAGCACGTCGGGCGCCTTTCGTGCGGGGAACTACAAAACTGCCCTTTCTTTGGTGCCCGTGTATGCGTGTTCTTCCTACATTGCCGATTCTTGGTCGTCTGCCCCGTGGTCGGCTTTCGAAGAATCGGCTGCGGGCGTTCCTATGCGGTCGATTCGTCAGCCGCGACTCTTGACCGACCCTGGCGTTTTTGGCTTGGACTTGTACTCGTACCGTTTCCAGCTTGCAACTTCTTTGGCTTTGTGGGGCAATGCTTACGGTTTGGTTACCGCGATGGAGGCGGGCGTTCCGTCTCAGGTGCATTGGTTGCGCCCTGATCGGGTGTCCGTAGATGAGCAGTTTGGGCGGGAGCCGCGTTACTTTTACGAGGGGAAGCGGATTGATCGTGCAGAGCTGATCCACATTCCTTGGTATGTGGTGCCGGGCTCGGTTGTTGGGTTGTCGCCGATCGGGTTGTTTCGTTCGCAGATCGAGACGGGCGTTGAGGCGCAAAAGACGGGGAAGAGTTTTTATAAGCGGGGCGCTGTGCCGGGCGCGGTGTTGAAGAACACGGCTAAGACTTTGACGTCGTCGCTGGCTGCGGAAACTAAACGGCGGTTTGTGGCGAGCACGTCGAGCAGTGAGCCGTTTGTTACTGGTTCCGATTGGGAATATCACACGATCCCGTTGCCTGCTTCTGATGTGAACTTCATACATGGGATGAAGATGACCGCTAATCAGATTGCGGCCGTGTATCGGGTGGCGCCTGATGTGGCTGGTGGTGAGATGAGTGGGTCGACGTTGAAGTATGCAACTTTGGAGATGGATGAGTTGAACTTCAACACGCGCACGTTGCGTCCCTTCTCGGCTCGGATCGAGTCGGTGATGGACAGGTTTCTGCCGCCCACTCAGTATGTGAAGGCGAACTTGGATGCCCGTGTTAGGGCTGACTTGAAGACGCGTTATGAGGCGCACAAGACGGCGCTGGAGGCTGGGTTCAAGACTGTGAATGAAGTGCGGGCGCTTGAGGAGCTTCCGCCGTTGATTGAGTCGGGGGTTTGATCGTGGATGTTGAGCGACGTTATTTGACGCAGCCTGTAGAGCTGCGTGCGGTAAAGGGGAGCCCCGGCGTGCTGTTCGGGTATGCGGCGAAGTACATGCGCTATTCGCAGAACTTGGGCGGGTTTGTGGAGCAGGTTTCGACGCGCGCGTTTGCTAAGTCGTTGGCTGACCGCGTGAGCGTGTTGGCCCGGTACAACCATGACGATAACTACCTGTTGGGGACGACTGAGGCGGGCACGTTGCGCATGTTGTCTGACGAGGTGGGTCTGCCGTATGAGGTCGATTTGCCGGACACGTCGGCGGGGCGTGACGTTGCGGTGTTGGCCGATCGCGGGGATTTGCGCCACTCGAGCTTTGCGTTTCACACGATGGAAGATGAGTGGAGTGTCACTGAGCAGGGCTTCCCTTTGCGAACCCTGTTGAACGTGCAGTTGGTCGATGTGGCACCGGTCAACTCGCCCGCATATTTGGACACGTCGAGCGGTATGCGTTCGTTGGCTGAGCGTATTGACGTGGAGCCTGACGATTTGGGCAAAGTGTCGATCGAGGAGATTCGATCACGTTTGACGACCATTCACGAGTTCAAGGTTGAACTGCGTGAAGAACAAGAAGCTTCGGAGTCTGACGACGATGGGCAGGGAGACACCCACCCGTCACTGTTGGCACTCCGTCAGCGTCAACTTGAATTGAAACTCAAGCAACGCTAACCCGGTAACACTCGTCGGCAGGTAGACAACCACCGACACATCCAAAGCCTTCACAAGTCGTGGGGGCTTTTGTCATTCCCGAAAGGAATACGGATATGTCTGAAATTGCAGATCGCCTGCTCGAGCAGCGGGCCAACATTGGCGGCGAAATGACTGCGCTCTTGGCGCACGCCGAGTCGGAGAACCGTGATTTGAGCGGTGAAGAGCTGGTCTCTTACGGCAAAATGAACGACGACCTCGACTCGTTGCGTGCACGCGCTGACCGTCTGTATGCAGACGAGAAGGCCACTGCCGAGACCGAAGAGGCGATGCGTTCGCTGAAGGCACGTAAGGTCACTGGCCCGACTGCTGTCGAAGAGGATTCGCCGCTGCAGAAGTTCCTGCGTGGTGAGACTCGCTCTTTCACGGCGAACCCGACGAGTGCTGAACTGCGTGACCTGACCAGCCTGACACCGGCTTCGGGAGCTGCTACCGTGCCCACGTCGTTCTCTGGGCAGCTTTACCAGCACATGATCGACAACGCGGCACTGCTTCAGTTCGCTACCGTCATCCGCACCACTTCGGGTGAGCCGCTTGAGTTCCCGGTTACGACCGCGCACAGCAGCGCCGCGCTGACTGCCGAGAATACGGCGATCTCCGAGTCCGACCCGACGTTCGCCACGCGCACGTTGAACGGCTACCAGTACGCCAACCTGATCCAGGCGCCGCGTCAACTGGTGGACGACACTGGGGTTGACCTTGAGGGTTACCTGGCGGCGCAGGCTGGCCGCGCGGTTGGTAACGCTTTGGGCGCTCACCTGGTTACGGGTGACGGCACGAACAAGCCGACCGGACTGATGACCAGCACCACGCTGGGTGTCACCGGTGCGGGTGCGACCGCTGGCGCGTTCACTGCCGACAACCTGATCGACCTGTTCTACTCGGTCATCAGCCCGTACCGCAACTCGAACTCGGCCGCATGGCTGATGCGCGATGCGACCCTTGCGAACGTTCGCAAGCTGAAGGACAGCAACGGTCAGTACCTGTGGATTGCGGGTCTTGCGGGTGCGCCTGACACGATCCTGAGCAAGCCGGTTGCTACTGACCCGACTGTGGCGGCTGTTGCAGCTGCTGGGCGGTCGATTGCGTTTGGTGACATGAGCGCGTACTACGTGCGTCTTGCCGGTGGTATTCGCTTCGAGCGTTCGGATGAGTTCGCGTTCAACACGGATCAGGTGACGTTCCGTTGCCTGCTTCGCGGTGACGGCGTGCTGCTGGACCAGACGGGTGCGGTCAAGCACTTCGTTGGGGGCGCGGCCTGAGTCGTAGTTCTGTGTGCCGGTTCCGGTGGTGTGGCTTTGTCCCACTGCCGGGGCCGGTTAGAACTAATGTTCCATTCCCTGCGTGCGCCTCCCGTCAAAAGCGGGGGGTACATGCGGGCACACTTCGGGGGTTCGACCCCTTAGGAGCGATCCTCGCCCGTCTAACAGACGGTTTTGGCGGGGCGTTCGCACACACGTTCGACAGTTAGGGGTTCATCATGGCGAAGGTCATTATCGTGCAGAGCATCAGCGGTTCGCGTGACGGTGCCGACTGGCCCGCGCCGGGTGGGTCGCTGGAGGTGCCGAAGGATGAGGCTGAGCAGTTGATTCGCCTCGGGGTTGCACGCGCCGTAGCCGAGGTGAAGGTCACGCCGAAGTCGGTTGAGCGTGCTGTTGCGCCAAAAGCGGAGACGCGCACTAAGTCTTGAGCCCGCGCGCTTTTTGTTGATTGCACCGCGCGCTAGGTGACGTCGGCTCTTTGTGTCGGCTGGTAGCTCCGGCGGGGTGTCGTCTTTCCACGGCACGGCACTTCGCCGGTTCAAAGTTTTAGGGGAGGGGAACGTTGTGATCGATTGCGCTGAAAACCAGGTCAACGTGCGTGTGGCTAATGTCTGACCCTGATTTCACGACGCTGAAGGCGTATGTGAACGCGGCCAGCAATGTGCACGATGCGTTCATCGGCGACTGTTGGGATGAAGCTGTCGAGCTGGTGGGGAACCATGTCGGCGGGCCCGCGATGACGACAGTGCAGCAGGAAGCGCGCGCCGCAGAGTTGGCTCGCGTCCCGGCGACGGTGTTGACGCGCGCCTATCTTGAGGTGGGCGCTGAGTTGTATTACCGCCGCGATGCCCCCAATGGGGTC